ACTGTTTGTTCAACAAAGCCACAAAGGTGAACGGGTCAATCTCTCGCAAAGGAACCGCGACCCCAGCAGGATTCTGGTCAGTCAAACCATTCACTCCGGCTGCTTCCAAAATCCGGACCAGTTCCCGTTGCTTTTGTCGATATCCACGCAATCTATCTGCCAGTTCCTCAAAAAAGGGAACCCATTCGAACCCGCCGGTCATGCAATCTCCTCGCATCACATCTTGAATTGGAGGTAGGCCGAATAAGACCTACGCATTCAGACTCATTACGTTACACCAAAATCACTATTGGTAGCTTTGTACGCCAGGCGACGCCCAGTGACGCGCGCGCAGATCAAGCTTCCGGCAATTTATTTACTATTCAAAGCACTAATTTAAGGACCAATGCCATGCTCGAAGCACTCGTACGCTTCATCGAAGAACTGATTGACGCCCTGAACTTCGGCAACACCATCAATAAGTAGCCAAGTGTCTGTGGCCGAACTTCAGAATCGTCGTGGGTTAAAACCTAGGCCAATGCAACAAGCGCGTCACCCCTGGTCAATTTATCGCCAACGCTAATAAAGACCTTTCTTACCGTGCCATCACGTTCTGCGTGATGCTCCAGCGTGGCTTTGTCAGTCTCACACATGAAGAGGATATCCCCCTTCTTAATGTGCTGACCTACATAGGTACGGACCTCCGAAACCGTAGGGCCCTCAAAGTCGGTGGAATTGGGGAGCGCGACCAGATTCCATCCAGCCATCCCATTGGACGAATCAGCCGCGATCAAACTTAGGATTTCTTCGCTGTCGCCCTTGACGAAATCAGCGATTTGCCGCCACGGCATGCGGTCACGCAACTCCAACGTGCCGCGGGAATACTCCAGAACATTCTCGCGGAGGTTTGCCGCTAGCCTTTGGATCGCTTCGTGGCCGCCCTCATCCTCTATCAGCGCGTGCATGCCGATGAGGCGCACTGATTCACCGGCCAGCCAAGGAGCGAACCAACCTGCCTTGTCCTCGGCAAGACGATTCTTTGCCCGCTCCACCTGTTCCGATAATGACGGAATCGAAGCGGCTATAAGCGCTCGGTTTCGCATCTCTAGCG